GAAGTACGGAAAAATGGCATAAGCCAACTTTGTACCTACCGATGCGCTGACGTTCGTGTTAGTAAAAAGTGTTGTTCCTAGATTTGAAACCCTAACGTCGGAGAACACGTTAATACTGTCATCACCAAAAATGTACAAAAAGTTATTGGCTGATAACAGTTGAACAATGTTGCCGTGTAATGTTGCGTCTGTTAAGACAACAGCACCGGCAGAAATAGAGACAAAATCACTATAAGAGCCAGCAACAGAATAAAAAACGGTTCGTCCATTGGCTATCCAGACACGACCAGAGAATGACTGAACAGCAACATTGTCATCCGTGTTGATGATGGCTTTGGCTGTAGCGTTGGAACCACCGCCACCAGTAATCGTTACCGAAATGTTTGACGAATTGGTATAGCCGCTACCCACGTTTGTCATAATGACTTGGGTAACAATCCCACCGCTTACCACCGCTTGACCTGCCGCATTTGTGCCGCCACCACCCGTAATCGTGACTACGGTATTAGCTGAATTCGTGTACCCCGTGCCGCCGTTGGTGACTAGAACCGACACCGTGCCTTTAGCAAAGGTTGTAATACTCGCGACAGCAGCAGCATTGTTGCCACCGCCACCGGTCAACGTCACCGTCGGGGCTGACGTATAGCCTGTGCCAGCTTCTGTAATCGTGATAGACGAAACGGTGTTTGCTGTAACTGTTGCAAACGCTGTGGCTTGAATCCCGTTTGCTTGGTTAGGCGCAGAGATAATGACCGCTGGTGCGCTGGTGTAGCCGCTACCAGCATTGGTAATGCCAATAAAACCAACAGCACCGATAGAAATTAGGTCAGTACCATTCCAAGTAAAGTAGCCCTTGGATGGGTCGATAATTAGAACGCGCTCATTCTTCCATTGGCTGACGTTGATACCGCTGCCAGAAAATGTGCCAGCAGCCGCCAAGGTGTACTTCGTGTTATTCGTCAGGTCAACGTATTCGCAACTTCCATCAGCCTGAAAAGCCAATAAATAGTCTTTAATGCCGATGTTTGCAGAGAAAAAGCCGGTTACGTCATTCGTAAACGTAACAGAGCCGACTGCCTGATACGTTGGCGTAATACGCAAGTTAGCGTAGCCAACTGGCATCGCATTCTCAAGCCAGAAGAATTCGTCATCGCCAATAGCCGTGCGGTTAGCTTTCGTGTTGACTCCACGAAAGTTCTTAACCACTTCATACGACTTTTTTTGTTCAGCAGCAGCCATGACTTAGTACGCTTGAGAGTACGGGTCAGGCATCCTCCGTGTATAGACCGATGCCTGAACCGCTTGAACTTGCTGTTTGTATTGACCAAGATAAATCTCGGCTTCCCCAAATGACTGTTCGTAGTATTTGGCGGTGTAAGCGGCATAAAACTTGACCGGCGAACTGTAAGGTTCGTCTATGCTGTCCTCATCAGCCAAATTCACTAAGTCCTCTGGCAACAGCACCGTGTCTAGGTCAAGCGTATAAGATTGGTCGGGTATCGGCCCGATATAGATAGTTGACTGCCCATAAATGCTATAGGCAATCGGCGTACCAACATAATTCTGCCAATAACGCAGTCTGGCGTTAAAGTCAGTCCACGGCATATACCGCAGAGGAATTCTTGAGTTACCCCAATACAGGTTGATGTTCACGACATCCAGCGTGTTCAACCCTTCGGGCAACGACGCATAGGGAATCAACTCGCACTTCCCGGCATACTGCAAAGTTGCAGTTCCATCAGTAAATGGTGTTGACGGCGGGTACACGGAAGTACCCGATGGGTACGGGGGCGCTTGTGTTCCCAATATCCCACCTGACGTTACCTTGTAGATGTAGATATTAGAAAAAACGTAGTCGTTCGTATTGACAACTAGCCCTTCAGACCAAATGTAAGGCGTAGCACCACCGGCAACAGGAGCGCAGGGAATTGTAGTTGTTTGGACATCACGCAGACAGCCCGTATCACGCACTACGCGTTTACGAGCGCCATTGATATAGTCAGTTAGCTGACTATTGGTATAGAAGTTGGCGTTAGCGTCATGCAGCAAGCGCCGGACTTCAGTAATGTACCCTTGTAGAGTCTGCGACATTTACGTCCCATATCAAGCTGCAATATTGAATTTTCCCTCCACCCCCTTAACAGAGGGCAGAGGTACTTTTTCAACCACGGGGGATATAGCGTGGCCTTTCTTGGGCGGTTGGTCTGTAATCAAAATCTTTTGAAGCACCTTTAATCCATCGGGGACTTCAGCCTTTGTTTTGATTATGGACAACTGCGCCATAAACGGTTCTTTGTCTTCATGCTGATAACCGAATATGTGACGAGCTGCCTCTAGCGGAACTTCGATTGTCTCGCCCACCGGGAAGGTGTACCAGACATACTCGAAACTAAAGGTTATGGGTTTATCCCACTTGTTCGTCACATAAACGGTTGTCATATTTAGAAGCTCACTACGTCGCCATAGACTCGAATGTCAACGGTGTTTTCGTTGCCAGAGGCAGTTCCAACATTGACAAACAAGGCTTGGCTATTAAAGCCAGAGACAGCAACATTACCTGCGTTAATGGCAACGTCTTGGAACGTAACTGCGCCGGAAACGCTCGACAGTACAGTTGCGTTTGCAATGACGTTAGCGCCATCAGAGGTAGTCGAAATAGAAATGTTGGCTGACGATACAGAACCGGATGGGTTGCAAACCGTAATTCTACGGATAACAACCTGACCGGAGTTCGTCGTTGCATTTCCCTTCGTCAAACCGCCGCCAAGAAACGGAAGGGCAACAACTGCGTTGCCCGTCGTGTTCAGCTTAGTTGCGGTAATGGTTGCAAGCCGCCCCTGACCAAACGAGTCAAGATAGAGTTGACCGACTGAATCAGCGTTAGCCATGCTGCCCCCTTAAGCGTAAGTGCTGCCAACTGCTTGACCACCATTGGTCGCCAGCAGAGTAACGGTGTCGCTGGTTGCGCTGGTCTTCGCGTACACGTTCACGCCATCAGAAATGATAACGCCACCGGTGTTCGCTGCAATCAGCGTTGAGTTCGACGAACCGTTATAAGCAATCACCGAGGTGTTTGCTTGCGGGAACATCAGGTAAACACCTGCTGGAATGACCGTACCGTTGCCGGTATTGACCGCAGTAACGGTCGTGGTCAGAAAATAAGCACCAGCGGTATTCGACTGTGCGCCAGCTAGGATGATTTTGTTTGTGCTTAGTGACATGGTTATTCCTCCTTAGATGCTCAGAGAGTTGTAACCCGACACCACAGTCATCGACTTCGGCTTGGTCGAAACCAATTCCGCAATCATCAGAACTGCACCCACATAACCAATCTGCCAGTTCGGGAGCGTCGATTCAAAACCAGTAAACACGAACGAACCTTGCTCATGGATGTAGAGCGACAGGTAGTTAGTGTTCAGGAAATAAACCGTTCCTTCCGGGCAATACGGGTCAGGATAAATCGGCACACCAGCAACCATCAGGGCGCGGAACGCAGCCTGTGGGCCATTTGCATCGCCGTCAAAGCCGGAACCCGGAGTGATGACGTATTGCTCTTGACCAACATAGTCTTGTGCCAACAGCGTCCAAGTACCGAAACCGCAAACGCCAAAGGTCGGAACTTCAGCGCCGTTCTTCACAGTACCGGAGATGTATTGCAGGATGTTCTGGCGGGTCGGGTTGACGTTGCCAGCCGAGTACGATTTCGATTGCCACCAGCTGTACGCCGAACGGCTGATGTTACCGTATGTACCGGAAGCGGAAACCGCTGCTGGTAGGCCGGTAAACTGCTGCGTGTTCGTGCTGTTGGTGTACAGCGCGGTTGCCATTGCATCCATCATGACGTTGGTTGCGTCATTCATCCGTGCTTCAATCAGCGGGATGATGGCTGCGTCTTGCTGAACCGCACCTTCCATTCCGAGGAACGGAACCGGAGCAATCATCAGTTTCAGGTCGAATTCAGCATTGAATGCACCCTGCTGGACTGCTGGCTGGTTAAAAGAACCAGAGTAGTCCGACCATTGTGCGTTCACAAACTGTGCGCCCTGAACTGGAACGGTTACGGAGGAAACACCGCCGGAAGCCTGTTGCGAATTCGCAATCAGAGCCGCCATCAGCGGAGTTGAGTTATAAAGTTGTACGACCAGCTTGGGAATGAACGCCCGACGAGTAACGTACGTTAGCTCGGTGTATTGCGTACTTCCCGTTGCTGGAATGATACCGCCACCAATAGGCATTTCATTCTCCTTGGAAACTTATCCCCTGATTAAAACCCAATGGGTCGCGTGTTTTTACGCAACTCTTGGAGTGCTTTTGCAGCTTCGTCACGGGCAGCACCAACAGGATTCTTGTAATACTTCGACAAGTCGAACTTGTTGATGGCTGACGGGTTGTAGCCCGTTGGCGTGGGTGCAGCAGATTGCTTCATCCATTGCCAGTATTCCGCTGCGGTGTCATGGTCTGCAATTTTCTTTTCCAGCATGACTTTCTCAATTTCCTCAACATCTTCGTCGGATGACGCATAGCCCTTGCGGATTAGCGAGTTCCGGCGACGTTCTAGGTCTTCCTCTGCGCGTTTTTGAGCGAGTTCTGCTCTCATCGCTTCGAGTTCCCTACGAGTCTCGCCTACAGCGTTAGTGGTAGTTTCCTCAATGTCTAGCTCTGGAATCACAAGGTCAGGCTTGATTTTCTTGGTCAAGCGCAACACTTCTTTTCGCGTTGCTGGATTATCAGAAAGCTCACGCATTAAAGCAGCGAGTTGGTCGCGCTGCTCATAAGACACATCTTCGAGACTCATAGCTATCCCCTAAATAAATTAAATTACTTTTTTGCCATCACCCGGCTTTTGTACTGCCATCTTGTTCTTAGCGCCAATCTTGTTGCCGCCAGACAAGCCGCCGAATTCCGCAAAGCGCGGAGTGTTGGTAACGACACCGTTTTGCTGCTGATTGTCCGTTGGACGGCGCACGTTGTTTGCGCCACGGGGTTTAAACAAATCCATGATTTTTCCTTACATCGGAGTTGGAGTTGGAGAAGCACCACCACCACCTGCTCCGGGCATTGCCATCGGTGATGGCGCAGCTCCCGGCATTGGTGGGAGGTTCGGAACAGCGGGGGCCGCTGCCATGAGGCGACCTTCAGGGGTTCCACCACCGGCATTTGGCAAGTTTTGCAACAACTGGATAATTTCAGATTGCTGCAATTCGCGTGTCTTTTGTTTACGGGGGCCAATCAGACCCGTCAACTGACGGATGGCTGCTAATGCTTTTTGGCCCTCTGGTGTTTCGCTGCCAAGACTCGGCAACGCTTGTTCAATCAAATCCATCGCCATCGACAAGTTGACCATTGCACCTTCGCGGTTGCCCATCTTGGGTTCCGGCGTAGACATCGGCGCACTCATCGGCGCAGTCGATGCGTCAGACATTGCCGGTTCAACTTCTGCCGGATTAGGCATATCGGCTGGTGGAGTGCCGCGCTGTGCGCTAATCATTTCCATCAGCTTATCGGGTGGGACACTCATAGCTATCCTTTATCGTCTGGTTCGGCGGGATTAGACCAGACTATAAAAAGTTGTCAAGTGGGGGAGTATCACCCCTCCCCCGTTGGGTTAATCCGCTAGGGATTACTTGCGGCCTTTACGACCTTTGCGACCTTTGCGTGCCATGATGACCTCCACAAAATGCGGCCAACTTTACAGGGGAAGTCAGCCAGACCCCATCCCTTGCGGGGGAATTACCGACGGGTCTTGCGACCGCGCTTCATTTTCTTGTACATCGTCATCTCCTATCGAGTAAACATCCGGCCTTCTCTACGAGTCTGCCGGGGATTCATGGTTTTAATACCTGTGACACGGTACTGCATACTCGCCGGGGCTTCAGTACGCTTTAAATCACGGGTTTGTGCTAACGGCTGGTCTGCCTTTGGCGAGTAATCGGAGCGTTGAACCATTTATTCCCCCACGGCTTTCAAATCAGGTTTTCCCTGCGGTTGCGGCGGCTGTTGCGCTTGCTGCTGTTCGCGTTTCTTCAGTTTGTCTTTCAACAACTGCTTCATCGGCGGTTCAAGCAAATCTATCAGAGATTCCTTGTCGATAGCCTGTGCCTTGTACATGTTGAACGCCAGTTGCCGCATATCTTCGGTGAAGATTGGGCTGTTGGAGTGGGCATCGACTTTGACAACGTAATCTTTGGTGAACTGTTCTGGAATGAACTTGTTGCCTTCTTCGTCAACAAAGTGCGTGTCGTCGTAGGCTTGCATCAGCTTTAGGTACAGCGTTGCGACTTTCTCAAGGCTGTCTTCGACAATCAGCGCCCGTTTCTTTGCGCGAGAGCTTCCAAGACGGGCCAACTGAGAAGCATGACCAGCGGAGCGTACACCTTGCTCACCACGACCAGACAGAACGCTTGAAATTCCAGAGGCTTCAGCAAACATTGCATCCACTTCATGAATCACC